CACCCGTATGGGAGCCTATAAAAATCAGTTCTTTCCTTCTAAAGACATCATCTAGCTACCGTTCCTTTCAAGGATACAAGACTCCAATCACTGAACCACCAACAGGTTTGAATCTTGAATCCTTAGAAGAAACTCTTTTAAGATCTCATTGAGTAGCTTCACTAAATTGGTAAATTTCGCGCCCAACATACGGCCGTAAATTCAGCTTCTTCCACAAAGTCGGCATCCTTGAATCATACCCCAAGATAGTATATATCCTACCTTCAATAAAATCAATCCGGTTATCGAATTTTGGCCAATTTCAACTCTGCTTACACGCTGACAGGATCATCCTTTTAACAGTACGATGAGGTCCATCCTCGGACCAGTAAGACCCTAGGAACTGCATTGCCTGTACACCTTTTTGAATACGAGAACCTTGCTCAAATTCAAAATCCATATTAAATACTTTTTTAATTATGGTGCCAAAATAATCAGGGATTAATCTTCCTGACGTTAACATTAAATTATCATCGCCACAAACATACAGTTTAGCTAAATCTAATCCTAACAAACGATTTGTGTAATTAACAATTAAGAGATTACATATACTATCAACTAAATTAGTAAAAACACTACCAGAAGCGATACCGCGCTTACGATTAATTATACCAATATCAGGATGGTAAATTGGACCATGTATCACATATTTAACCATCTTATCATATAAGGATGATTGATATTCATTATCAAAGTTATAAAAACCTTTAATAATATCAAACGAAGTTTGGATTAAAAAACTAGGAATGGTTTGATCATATGAAGAGTAATCGCCACTTACTTTACAAAAATTTTTAAAGGATTTACACATTTCATATAAATATTGTTGTCTATGACCTACAACTATAGATGTATTAGTATTACCTACAAAATATTTTGTGACAGATAAACCAAAAATAGTCTCAAGAACAGTTACGTCAAAAGGAGGACAATAAACAAGTCGTCTCTTATATTTTCCTTTTTTGCTCGCTTGAACAACTTGATAAATAACATTAGGGTGATTAAAAACAGATTCGTCAAAATTACAATCTTCTATCGATTTAATAACTTCTTCTACTCTCCATTTTAGATCTGCCTTCTTACAGAAATATGGTGAACCAGAACCACTGGACTTAACAATATTATCTCAGACGAGATCACACGATAAGGTGATACCGAATAACG